TTGTGGAAACCCGTAAGCAAGAAGTTTATCGTGTGATTTCCTCTCTGGAAACATTTAACCCCGAGAATTCCTCACTTCGTAACTATCTGGAGTTTGGATATCGTGCTCCCCAGATCTGTGGTATGGACGGTGAGGAACTGGTGAAACTGTGATGAAAATCAGAGATCGCGTATACAACATCTTGAGTCTGACATATGCTCCTGATGATCGGTTCACAAGCAAGGATGTTTATGATCTCACATTTCCAGTTCTTGCCCGAACCAATCCGTTCAATACCGAACTGAGGGGAACTGTTCTAAGGGAACTTCAGGTTCTCCGAGACCTGAACTACCTTAAGTTTCATAAACCAGGAGTGTATTCACTTACCTAACTGGCACAAGGCGCTCCTTCGGGGGCGCTTTTCTGCTATAATAATCCCATAAGCGATGAGACCTGTGATCCAACTCCGACCTCACCAGCAACGTGCTCTGGATGCTCTGCTTGAGTATGCCAAGGGGCAGGTGATTATGCCGACTGGTTCGGGTAAGACTCTTGTGGGTATTGCTGATGCTCTGCGTGAGTTTCAGTCCGATGTCCCCAAGACTATTGTGGTGGTGGCACCCCGCATTCTGCTGGCAGAGCAGTTGTCTGCCGAGTATCTTGAGTTTATCACGGATCCTATGGTTCGTGTGCTTCACGTGCATTCTGGGGAGACTCATCACGAGTCCACCACCAGTCCTGCTGGTATCTATGATTGGGCGGTGCAGACTTACAAGCGCAATCGTATCATCTTCACCACTTACAACTCCCTGCAACGTATTCAGCAGGCAGATATTCACGTCGATACCATTTACTTTGATGAGGCACACAACAGCGTTCAGCGTAACTTTTTTCCTGCGACAGAGCATTTTGCTGCCACTGCTGATCGCTGCTATTTCTTTACTGCCACTCCAAAGCATTCCATCACTATTTCCAAACCTGGGATGAATGATGCTGCCGTTTATGGTAATGTGATCTGCAATGTTCCTGCACCCGAAATGGTGGATCAAGGCTACATATTGCCGCCTAAAGTTGTTGTGAAGCAACTTGAGATGGTTCAGGACAAGCAGATGATTGCTGACCGTGACTCTGCCAATCTGTTGGAAACGATTGATGACAATGGTCTGGGTAAGATCCTGATTTGTGCTCGTTCTACCAAACAGATTATCGGTTTGGTGTCGCAATCTGATTTCTGCTCTGACCTCAAGGATCGTGGTTATTCTTGGATGTATATCACCGCCAAGACTGGTGCCGTGATTGATGGTAAGAAAGTGGATCGTGAGGTGTTCTTCGACACTCTCAATGCCTGGGGTCGTGATGATGCCAAGAAGTTTGTGGTTCTGCACCATAGCATTCTGTCCGAGGGCATCAACGTTCAGGGTCTGGAGGCGGTTCTGTTTATGCGGAATATGGATTACATCGGTATCTCCCAGAGCATCGGGCGTGTGATCCGCCTAGGAGGCGCCCAGAAGACCTTTGGACTGGTCTGTGTGCCTGTCTATGATAAGGTGGGTATCAGCACCGCCAGGAGCGTTCAGGCGGTGGTAGACACCGTATTTAAGCAGGGACAACCTGCCATCAGCGTTGTCAGGCGCTGATTTTTCTGCTATACTACTCACACACAAGGAGAAATCCAATGCGCTGCAAAGTCCAACTCTACATTGCTGGCAAGGTCTTTGATGAGATCGTTGAGGCACGTGACTATGAAGATGCCAAACGCACTGCCCTTGCACGGAACCCAAGTGCCAAGGTGATTGGTGTAACCGCAGTGTTCCGATGACCGAAAAGTTTCTAAAACCATTCATTCCCCGTCCTGGTGCTCTGGATGCCAAACCAGGAGACCCAGAAGGTTATATAACCAAGGACGGAATGTGGGCTGCTGTCCCCTATGGTAAGAAATTTGTTATTATACATAAAGGACAGCAGGTTCATTTAGCTAACAACTATTCAACTGCCAAGTCTTACATCCTGAAGCAAGTGAAACTCTCTAAAAAAGCAACAGGACCACTGGATCAATTCCTATGAAATTCCTACCTTTTCTTCTTCTACCCTTCCTCTCTCTTCCAGCACAGGCAATTACTTGGAAAGAGTTCTGGGAACCATTTAGAGTCGAACGCCATCATCACTATTATCCACGACACATACGTTACACTCCAATGTGTAACGTCAGGGTTTATCACGAAGAATACATCCCAGGTAACAGGTATCGTTCTGGATATGTCAGAACCTGGACTGAATGGGAACGAGTTCCTTGTGAGGATGTCGATCATTATTGATTGTTAAATAGTATAACTACTATACTGTTTATGGATGAAACCCCCGATATCAAGTGGAACCGTGGTTTAGATTTGTTTATTGAGTCTGTGTATAAACCAGATACTGAACTAAGACAGTGTGCTCATAATCAAAAGTGTTATCACGAGTTGATGTGGGTTAGAGAGAACGTTCTAGAATATCTTAAAACTTTAAGACGATGACTGCCTATGCTGTTTGGTTTATTATTTTTGCTTGTATTGCCTATCTGATCGCAACAGATGAGAGTGTTGCCAAGGCAGTTTATTTTACAGGTAAGATTGTAAATAATAAACTTGCAAGATTTCGTTGGTGGGTGATAAACAATCCAAAAACACCTTGGGCGCAGTATGTAATGTGGAAACGCTCAAATCAACTTGCCAAAGAGTTGATGAATGAGTTACAATCTAAAAATAAATAACTTTACATCTGGAAAATCTTATGCTCTCCACGCAATATAGATTAAGATTAGAAGCAATCTGTGAAAAGATTGTTTTGAAAGAGGAAGTAAGTCTTGAGGATATGATCTGGGCGGAAAAACTTGCAAAGGCAAATCGTTCTGCTGCGACTATACTTCGTCAGGCAAGAAGGAGAGCAGAAAATCCTGATATGGATGCGATGGACGATTTTATGAATCAACTTGATATTGGTGGATTAGGACACGAACGCTTTGGTCGCCGTGGTTTTGATAATCCAGATGATCTACACGATTGGTTTAAGCGTGATGAAGATCAAACCGATTGGAGACAGAGGGATTGACTTACGAAGAGTTCATCCACAAAGGCACCGAACATTATATGGATATGGTGCGTTTGATTGATATTAAACTCAAACATCGTATGCCTCTTACAGAAGAAGAAAAAGAAATCAATGATTACATTATGGAGTTTCAGCACAATACTAGAATCAATGAGTTGAGAGATAAGTTTGAGAAGTGTCTGAATGTAGAAGAAGAATGAAACCTTTTGTATTAATTGCTTGCTTTTTACCGATTGCTGTGATATGGTTAGTGATGAAACTATCTCTATGGTTGTCCTCTAGTGTAACAGAAGTCAATTATGTCAGAGAAGATGCAAAACGACCACACGGACCCTACGTGGAGAATCCATATGAAGACACTGACACAGAGAATGAAGAGGATTGAGATTGCTGAAGTGCTTGACGAAGCTATCTGGCGATGGTATTTTGAGAACGGTAAGGAAGTTCCCAACTGGAAGTATCAAAGAGATCCCCAGTGGTGGACGGACTACCTAGAAGAACTTGACAATCAAGGCTAGATACTGTATAATCGCAACATAAAGACCTGTTATTATGGATTATAAACCCTATAGTATGGAATGGAGTCGGAGGAGATATCTTGCCGAAGCAATCCAACAATACTTTGATGCTGATGTCCCAGTGGATGTGATTCTGGGTGATATTGTAGATGTGCTTGGACAGAGTGCAGCAGAGCATCAAAGTCGTGCAGAAAAGTTCCAAGAAGTGCTTAATGGACTTAAGTTTGTGTCACGCAAATCATAAATGACTGAACGATCACAGGCATTGATGAGTGCCATCTGGGAAGCAAGAAATGCTGGTGCAGACACGGAAGAGAAGTTGATTGCTGCTGTTCTGCGTATTAGTGCAGAAAGTATTCAGTTTTATAATGCTCAAAATGATTTGATTGTTTTAGATAAAAACGATATGCTACAACTAGCACAGGAACTAGAAGAATGAAACTGATTAATCTCAAACATCGTGAAGACTTTGGACACGAACACTATGTTCAGATTCTGAATGTTAAGAACTGGTCACTGCTTCAAGTATCAGTTAGTTGGAACGATTATCCTGGATGGCCTTATCTTCAAGTTACATCAGGATCCAGTGGTCTTCTTGGTGTCTTGTTCTGGGTATATAAGTTTGGACTAGATATTGATATTCTCTCCCGCACCTGGAGATGGGATTATCTAAAGAAAGAAGATGAAGAACAACACGACTACACTGAATTGGTTTGAGTATTATTTCGGTCACTGCTTCCAAACTGGTTGGAGGGAGATGTGGAATAACTTCAAGATGTGGAGAGACCTCATCTCTGGAAACTATGAGGGTTATGCTCTACTGAAAGAGGACGATGCATATCAAGAATGTTATGAATGGTTCTGGGCAAGTATCAATATGGACGAGTGCTTATCAAAGGAGTTTATTGAGCACTTATTAGAATTATGTGATAGAGTAGATCGTGGTGAAGAGAAACTTTACTCCGTAGATGATTTAGAAGAGTGGATGGAGGACACTTGA